TAACGTGAAGCGTGTCGCCTCATACACGATTGAAAACGATTGATTTTTTAAACACGAACCAAGAACCACGTTGGCGAAGCCAACGTGGTTCTTGATAAAAAATTCTTGATTAATTTTCCCAAAGCATACGATCAAAATGCAAAATTAAAGTGTCAGCGTGGATTTCGCCCTGTGCCAAAAGGTTCAAAGCCCTCGTTTCACGAACCTCGTAGAGTTTAAAGACCCTCTGCAAGAGGTGTTCTTGCAAGATAAAAGACAAACCACCCTCTTTTTTATGTTTGATGTGCCAGTTGATTTGATATTTAGAAAGTCCACAATTCTTAACATTATTTGACTTCAATTCTACCCAAATAGACTTGCCTTTGTGCAAATAATAAACGTCTGGTATGCCGTTGATTGTGTTGCTTTCTACACGAAAAATTTGACCTTTTAACTTTAATTTTTTGATTTTAAGCCACAACTTACTCTCTCTTTTCTTCATAAAAGAGCAGTATGTTAAGATTTGCAAAAAATCAACCCTTAAATGTTAAGGTTAAATGATTTCAAGCAATAATAAAAAATATAATATAAACGCAACACTAAACGCAGAATAACAAACAAATTGAAATATTATCTGCAAAACTTTAGTGCCTAGTTTGGTGCTTTTCGCCATAAGTTATCCCCTCTTTGTCAGTTTGGTATTGAATTTTATCCCCTAACTTTAAGGTTTCTATATTAGTTGGAACATTATCAAGAATACCCCAACCCCATTTTTGATTTCCACCTTTAACTTTGACCCACATTTTTTCAACTTTCTCACCACATTTAAACCAAACGTAGGTATGTGTTTTAGTTTCTTTTTCTAACTTTTTAATTTCTTTATATGTTTTTATTCCACACTCACCACTATGAGAATAAACAACATTATTATCTTCTTCAATCATCTTAAAAAAATCATTCATTAATTTATCAATTTTATCACTCATCTTGCTAGATCCCTTTGTTTTATTCTTTTTCTAATTTTTTGGCATAAGTCTATATACACAAAAGATAATAATTTATTTTTATAAATTGCCTGTAAAAAATCCTCATGTGTACTGGCTTCAACCTTTAAATCATTAAGATTAAGACAAGTATAAGTTATGTCATAGCCCATAAATCTTTTCGGTAAATCTTTAACAGACAATATAGACAATGGTTTTACACTTGAAATAGTATGTACCCCTCGTTTTAAGGGGTACAGACCTTTATTTTTATTCTTATTCATTGATAGTTATTTCTATCTTTTTGATCTTTGTGTCTTTTTGACAATCTTCATAGACCTCAAAGTGATTAGTCTTTAATTTTTCAAAGTCTAATCTTTTCTGTGTCTGCTCATGTTTTTTAACAATAGCAGTTTTATTATTTAATATGAAAACACCTTTACCGATAGGTGCTTCCCATATTACTTTTTTAAGTGCGTCTGCCTTTTTCGTCATTATATTAATCTCATCTTTAAGAGATTTATAAGCGAAAATTCTTTGTGCAAGAATTACACTTGGTTTTATTTTTTTAAGTTTATTGTTTTTCATTTAACCCCCTATGTTAGTTTTTTTGAAATAAATAAACATATAAGGGATAATGGGATATTATAAGAGAAAGTCAATAATAAAGTGTGTTCATTTTGGGTTTTGTAAAGAACAAAATATATACGTTAATGAAACAAACTAGAAACTGGGGATATCTATATCCCCAGCAACTAAATCTAGTGTTTATTTTTTATTTATTAATGCTTTTGGTGTAGCGTTCCATTTAACACCAACAGAAGTTAAACTTTCTGACAATAATTTTTTCAAATCATCTGAAACATTACACTCCATTACATCATCTTTCATTTTTTCTTTTGTTTCTCTTAAAAATGTAAGTTTCTTGCCCATTTCAGTTTTCTCTGCTTCTTCTTCAGCAAGAGCAGTTGCCCATTTGTTTATTTGTTTTAAACAAAAGTCCACGTTGATATTCTTTTTATCATCATCATCATACCAATTTTTATTTACAGAATAGATTTTTTTCTTTCTTGCTGTAAATTCAAAAAATTGTACTGCCTTACGTCTTGCTCTCTCTACTTCTAATTCTGCTTGATGAAGTTGGTCAATAACTTTATCAGCCCCAATTTTTTTTGCCAAATTACTTTCTATCTTTTCAGTTAATTCGGAAATAGTTGATTTCAAAAGTAGTTCTTCTTTTTCTATCAAAGGGTCAATTTTTCGATTTATCTTATCTCTAAAATGGTCGCGTTGATAGAGTTGCATTTGTTTATTACTCATGTTTCCTTTCCTTTTTTTACCAAGAACAAGTATATATTACGCATTTCTTTTGTTTTAATGCGTCTTTACAATACTTTAAAAATTCTAGGTCTTGTTGTTTATATTCTTTGACGGCTTCTTCTTGGAATTGCTGACCCCAAAAAAATCCATCATTTGCAAAGTAGTTATAATAGTCCTCATTAATCGCTTTCTCTAACTCCTTTACAACATCTTCCGTTATATAGACTTCTTCACCTGCATTAAAGCCAAGATGACTCAAATCAAAAGGTTCTTTATTTTTATCTTTTTGTTGAAGTCTTTTTACGTTCTGTTTATTCCACACACAATTCATAAACACTTGAAGTCTTGCGTGTTTTCGCCAAACAAAAACATCTTTACGTTCTGTTTGACTTTCTTGCTCATCATCAGAATAGTATTTTTGCCAATCTACTTTTCTGTTTCGACAATGTGCATATTGGTCTAGCCCCATGTTGTTTCCTTTCTCTTTTGTTAGGGTCTATTGAAATTGAACTAATCTAGAATACTACGTTTTATCAATAGACCTTTATTACGAGGCGACATTGTATATTATTTTCAACTATCACCTCATGGGATACTATAAGATATTTATTTTAAAGTGCAAGAATAAAATAATAAAAAAATTAAAAAAATAACAACAGAAAGTGCTGATTTTGGGAAGGCAGTACATAATAAAATAATGAAGGCGAAAAAATTTACCACAACCTTCTATAACATACTTTTTATTTTTTGGTAGAAATATATTTTAAATCTATGATACAACCATTTGGTATAAGCGTTGTATTTCCAACTTCTGCAATATCTTTTTTATCTTCTGAAAAAGCATAATCACCAAAAATTCTAGTAATCCCTTTACTTCTAGTAATTAAATGTCCTTTAGTAATACAAATTGCAATTTTAGATTTTTTAACATCTTCAATACTTTGCCAACCACTCTCGCTAGTTATATCTTTCCACACAACTTCCACAAGAGGATAATTTTTTAAATGTAAATTTTTGTCTTTAACTTTTTTTCTCATAATTTTCCATAAGTAAAATCAAAAGGATTGATTTTTTTTCCATATGTAAAATCAAAAGGATTGATTTTTTTGCCATATGTAAAATCAAAACGAATCATTTTATTTTGACCGTTACACTTCCTACATGTGTGGTAATGTGTTTATTGTGAACTTCATTAAACACTTCCATGAATTGGCCCCAGTCTTTACTCTGCAGCTTCTTTTTCTGGCGTGACGTTAATGATGTTTTTTGACTCTCCGATTTTGGTTTCGATTTCGCTGAGTCTTTTTTCCAACTGTTCACGAGACATTCCCTCCAATCCTACATGTTTTACTTCTGATTTGTTTACGAACATATCTGCCATCTGGCCAGATCTAAACTCTGCAGATACAGCAACACCTAGCTGACCTTTTGTTTCTGCTGCCTTAGATAGATGCTCAAATCTTTTATATTTTCGTAATTTATCTTTTTCGTAAATCTGAAGTTCCTTACCTAATTTTTTTTCTAGGTAACGTACTACATGAGGATTTTTATCTTGATTAGTAAGCCTTGAACCAATCACATAATATCCATCTGTTGTTTTAGACTCATATCCCGCTTGTTTAGCTGCTTCTGCTTTAGAAATTTTGCCCCAATTATCTACTAACACGTCAACAAATTTTATTTGTTTTGATGTTAAGTCAGTTACAGTTTTAATTTGGTTTTTCTTTTTCATATCGTTAGTATTTTATAAATTGATAAAAAGATCATAGACATAAGCACAATAGCCATAAGTAAAAAAATTTGGTTTTGCGTCATACGTCTTTTAAATTCATATTTATTACCATCTTGCAATTAGTTGGTGATACACCGGAATGATATATTTCACCATCAAAAATTACACATCGCCCTTTTCTTGCTTCTACTCTCTTTACTATCTTATCACCTTTATAAAATACTGTACCCCCATCTGAATCATTTACATAATATAAACAAATAGTATTTTTCCCATCGAGATCTATGTGCTTACCGTTAGGTGTATTATCATGCCTTGGTAATTGCAAAAAACTTACTGCTCTAATAACCCTATTTTTATTGGCTAAATCTAAAAATGGGTAAATATAGCTGATATGTTTTGGGTCTCTTATCATATTATTTGCGACCCATTCATGATAATAAGCCGGTCTATCTGTGGGTTTTGGGGTAGAATAGGCAACGTGTGGTGTATGATACCAGTTGCATCTCTCTGAAGTTAGATAATCCAATATCTCGTTTTGTTTCAAAGTATCAATACAATTATCAATTATTCTCATAAACACCTATACCCTTATACTACAAAAAATTAAAATATTTTTTAATTTTACATGAAATAAGATCCGAAAACTAGTTTGATACTAGTTCTAAACTAGAATGAAATGTTCTAAAAGTGTTGGTATATAAGGCTAAAACTAGAAAACTAGAAATATTTTACCTTTTGAAAAAAAAATATTTTTTTATTTTTCTATGGATAAGGTATATGGTAAACTAGTTTTTATTGTGAAAACCTCGTTAACATGATAAAATTGGTTATGTCATCTTTGATTGACAGACCCTATGTTGAGAACCGGCGGGGGTTGATAGTTTCTTTTCCTCCGCCGATTCGTAAGAGGCCACCTTGACTAATCTTTTAATTTTTTATTATGCCTGCCTCAAACAAATAAGTGAAGTTACCATTATAGACGTTGCGTTGAACACAGCTTTTCTAGCAGCCATGACAGTTTTTCTTAGAGCTCTTCTTCTTTCTAAATCTTTTTCAATTTTTAAATTGTTATAGTATTTTGTATACTGCATCCAAAGAACGTGTTTTTTGTAAAATTTTACAGATCTGTCGTTAACTGCTTTTTTGTATTGAAATCTGACATCATCTGGATCCCAGCCGGCCCACCAACAAATTTTTTCAAAATCATTATCATACATAATCCAATTATGTGCATTCATTTTGTTAATTGAATTTTTTCTATCAACATTTAAAAGCTGTGCATCTTCTATTGCGTTTAACACCACATGACGCCATAACTTCTGTTCAGGATTATAATGAGATTCTGAGATAAGATCCGAGGCTATTTTAGTGCCCATAAGTTTTAATAAGCTTGGAGAGTAAATCACGAAATACCTTTTTGTTAGAATTGTCTTTTAAACGACTGGCGACATCGTGATGTTTTTGCACATCCTCTATTAAGAATGTAAGCTGTGCGCCCTCAATTTTTTCCAATTGAATTAACTTCTCCAGACAATCAAAAGTTATTGTATTTTCGTAACTCATGCTTATATGGTAACCCATATCAATCATGTCTTCCACCCTTGATCACCTGCAATTTGAATACTTTAGCGGGCTCTTTTTTACTTTCTTTAAAAATTTTAATGGCATCATCTCTAAATTTCCAACCTAGATAATCATCCTCATAACCAAAAGCAATACCTAGCATGGTATTCTCTATTACTAAAACTGTTTCTAAATAAGTTTTATATGGAAGTTTGCGTGCAAGTTTTTGCAAACATTTGGTAAGCTCAGTTGTCTTCTCCTTTAATACGGCCATTAATAAATTCCTCAGTTAATCTAAAAAGTTCTAAATAATTTTCTTTAGTGAGCCGTGGGCCGTGGTTGTTGTGACCTTCTCCGTGACAATGAATGCAAGTTCCTGTGTTGCCCAGAGTTCCTCTGATGAAACCATTTCCTCGACATTCATTACAAATAATGAATGACTTAGCCATAATGTACTTTCGGTTCTATTTCAAGTATTTATTTTTAACTCTACCCGAATTAGATCTTACTCTATCTGGCCAACTACAATCAATGGTCAATAACCCTTTATGTGTTAGTATTTTAAATCGATGACCGGTAGGTATATCATCCACCCAATGTCTGATATAACCCTTAACTTTTATATATTTATCTTTATTTTTTATGCTTTTTACTGCCATAACGAATCACGCTACACGGCTAAAATCACGGCCATTTCTCTTGATTTTTAAGCTTTTTACCTGTCTTCTCCATGGTTTCAGCTCATCCTTTAAGAGCACAGCTAGTTCAATGGCGATAGTTTCTGCGTGACCTTTAGATCCCACAATCTCCACAGATACCACATGTTTATCTTTTTTCTTCATATTACCCCTATGTTAGTTTTAAAAGATTATCGCACCTACAACAAACCCTATAACAAAGCAGATTATCTCTGTTCTGTAATAAAGATGCCATAGATGAAACTTATCAATATATTTTTTCATTGTTTCTTTGGTTCATTACTTTGAATAAACTCCAGCTTACATAGCTCCAAGAGTTTTTCAAAAAGTGCAACGGGGTCATCTAAGTACACTTCATTTCTTTTAACCCCATTGACTATTAGCTTTACAGATTTCTCACTCTGATTCATTTCAACAACAAAGTTTTCTTTAGATCGATGTTGGAAACTTATTCTCTCTATATCTGCCGTAACCACAGTCATTTTGCACTTCCGTTAAGTAAAGACTTTACATAAGCCTCTACAGTTTGATTTTTTCTTTTAGCCATGACCTTGATATACTCATCAAGGATCTTGGAGAACTGAGCTCCTGGCCCTCGTTTTTTAGATTTAGCTATGGCACATAACTTCGTATGATCTTCTTTACGTACTGCTAAACTCTTCCACTTGTTAATATCCATCGTTCCTCTCTTTCCTTCCTATATTCTTTTTTATTTTTAGCGGTGGACTTCAGCACTTGATCATACTCCTCAATGTACTGAGATCCGTTATGATACTTTCGTATGATACGATTAATGGCGTTTATTCGTTTTGTTTTCCAATTCATCGATCCTATCCTCTAATTTATTTACGTGTCTATCAATACGTATTAGGTGCTCTTCTACTTTTTTTAAGAACTCCCTCATACTAGCCATCGCTGGTTTGATAGCGTTAAAAGCAGCTGTAGTATTTTCAAACTGCTTTTCTATAGCGTCAAGTAAATTGATATCAATTTTTTTGTCAAGTTTTTGAAAGTGATCATTCAACAATTCAAATTGACCTTTTTGAAAACCAGTGATCTTTTTCGGTTCGCCGTAATCACCAGAGTCTTCCTTCTGTGCTACCTCTGCAGCAAAAGTTTCTTCGTCTTTCTCTTCTAACATTTTAGTTGGAAGAGGCGTGTCTCTAACATCGATCTCGTTACCATCGATATCTTTTATTATGTATTTTTTAGTCATTGTTTTCCCTACGTTGTTTCATCTCATCTTGGATGAGTGTTATCGCTAAAGTTTTATCTATAGGATAGAAGTATCTACCCGTCTCATCTTTGGCATTAGCGTTCTCCAAAGCTGAAACATATGAGTCAAAAGATAATGAGTCCTCTATATCGCACCCTTCAATATCTTGTTCTGGTATGCCGGATAGTATCTCGTCAACATTCTTTATGATACTATTGAACAAAGGACTTTTGCTTTTAATTACCATGCTCATATTATTAGATATTATTAGATGGGAGATTTATGAAAGTCAATAAAAATTTTATGAAATATTTATTATTAATACAGATTTGTGCGAGCGTTAGTGGTGTATGCTCTCCAGCTTTAGACTACCCTATATTGTTTGATAATTGGGCTGATTGTGTATATGTAGGGGTTGATGAAGCATCAAAGATCTTGAAATCGCTGAATTATGATGTAATAAATGAAAATATGTTAGGACCAAAATTCGAGTGTAAATTAATTAAAGAAGTATGACTTTAAAAACATTTATAGTTTTAGGTCATTTCTGCTGGACTGTTCCAGATTCAATTGATAGTTGTAAACAAGTTCTCATAAGAGACGCTCTAAGCTTCGCAGATTGCTCAGTTAAGTTCACGAGTAGGGTAGCGAGGGAAGAAGAGAGAATCATCAAAAAAGGGGCATCTCTGACCGCTGCAGAGGCCTATTGTTACGAGGTTGGGGATGGGATTGACAACTTCGCTAAACTATCCTATTCTATCAGATGAAGGCTTATCGTATCCAAGCTCGAGTGGGAGGTAAGTATTATAACAGCATACTTACAGCCGAAAGCGATAAGGATGCGTTGAATGCCTTTATAGAAAAAGTAGATAAGGGCTTGGTAAAACCAATCGACGAAGACTTTTACAATAAAGCTCATACCTACGTAACATATGAGGAGCTAAATGAGTCCAGAGAAGATACGTCTGTTGAAAGAGCTACAACATCTGGAGCACAAGTGGGCAGCTAAACTAATGTCACAAGGCGGTTGTTCAGTTGATATGCTTAAAGTAGAAAAAGATATTAAATCAAAAAGAAATGCGATTAAATATCAAGACGTACAAGAAAACTTAGTCGCTACTGGTTAAATTTTTTATTACCGTAGTGTTCTAAAATTTGTCTAAGTTTAGGATGCTTTACTTTTGAGTAAGGTATAAGTAGCTCGGCGACCCTCAAAGCTTTTCGGTTACTACATCTCCATCTCCATTGTAACTTTCGACCAAACCCTTTATTAATTTTACTAGCCAAAGTTCCTGCATTAACTGTACTCATAAAATAATGAAGCACATTTTTTTCAGTCATGTTTATTTCCATGGTAACTCTCCAACGTCTGTAACCATCATTACATAGATATTGCTTATACATTACGCAGCCCTCTCCATCAAAAAGGCCTGCACAATAAGCTAACTGTTCTTTATTTAGCTGCACCCCAAGAGTCTCCTAATTTATGATCTACTACAAACGGTACTTTAAACTCAATACAGTTCTCCATAATTTTTTTTATATTAGCGACTTGTTCGTGATTAGTGATGTTAAAACATAATTCATCATGTATTTGTAATATGGGTAAGTAGCCCTCTTTAGCTAAATTAAGCATGGCTTGTTTTGTTTGATCTGCTGAAGATCCTTGTATTAATCTATTTAATGCTTTGTAAGTTTTAGCTCTTTTAATATTATCTCTGCCATATTTAGCAACAGCATTTTCAAATGACTCTGGTAAGTGCAAACCAAAGTCTCTAGTTTCCCATTGATCAAATCTACATTTTCTTCCACGTTTAGTTCTGACAACTCCTTTGTCTTGAGCAGTTTGCATACATCGATCTGACAACAACTTTACAAACGGAACCTTTCTGTTATATTTACTAATAATTAGATCGGCTTCATCACGTGTTAAACCTAAACTATTTGCTAACTTATTCTTACCCATTCCATACATTAAACCTAAACCTATTGTCTTGGCTTGAGTTCTTTCAATCCCGACTAAGTCAGCCACTGTCTGATGAAAATCAGCAGATGCATTCTTATATGCATCAACTAATTCTTGAGACCCTTCATATCCCTCTCCAATGGACGCTGCATAGTGTACCGTCATTCTAGGTTCCTGTTGAGAATAATCAAAGCTACCCCATTTACATCCCTCCTCTGGTATAAATAAAGATCTAATTTTAGGACCAAACTCTTTGTTACGTGCAGGCACTTGCTGTAGATTGGGGTTAGACATTGATAACCTACCAGATACAGTACCGCCGCCATCAGATCTTAATTGTTGTATCTCTCCATGTATTCTACCGTTGACTTGATACTTCATGATTGATGATAAAAAAGTATTATGAAACTTGTTAAGTTCTCTTGCTTGTAGTATAAGTTTTGAAAATTTATGTTTACTATTCACCAACCAATTATGTGTAAATGAAGGCTCGCCGCTTTTCGGAGTACGTGGGTATTCTATCTTTAATTTATCAAAGGCACTGGCGATCTGGCGTGCTGCCCAAATGTCAATGTCTTTTCCTGCTTGTTTTTTTATTACCGACAATACTTCTTTTTCTTGGTGTATCATTTCTTGCTTTAATTTTTCAGCTAATTCTACCTGCACTCTTACACCTCGTTGCCTCATTTTTATAAGGTAAGGTAATAGCTCAGACTCAAGTTCCCATACTGTTGATAAACTTTGTTGTTGTATTTCTTGTTTAAATCTTTGCCATAATAGGAGCGTGAGCCGTGCATCTTGTTCAGCGTAAAAACCAACATGCTCTGCAGGTAATTTCCACATCTCTGACTTAGCATCGATACCGTGTTCTTCAGCTGCCAACTTAAGATCTGTTTCAGCTTTTAACTCACCCAAATAATCTTTAGATAAACTATTTAAATTATATTGATATCTATTCTCGTCAATCAAAGCTGCAGCTATCATCGTATCTACAATAGGGCCGTGGACCTTGATTCCGGTAGCTTCTAACCAGCCTACATCGTACTGAGCGTTATGAAAAATTTTAGTACAAGGTAATGCACAAATTTCTTTCATGTACGATAACACTTGTTCGGGTATCATATTACCTCCACCAAAATGTCCAAAAGGATAATACCCTTGCCATCCCTCTACAGCTACGGCGAAGCCAATGATCTTACCTTTATTTAAAGCCCAGCCAGCTCCTAATCCTTCTGAGATACCATCATCTTTAGTTTCTAAATCAATTGCTATTTCATTAGCGTAAGATAAATCCTTAAATTCAGAGGGTGATGACCATATATGTTTTTTAAAATTCATTGCTAATTGTAAGCTCATAAATAATTTATATTTATTATTATTCTTCTATCTTTATTTGTTTGCCATACAGATCTGTGAGGTGTGTTTGAATCCATAAGCAATAATTTATTTTCCATATCATGCACTATTGTTTTACCTTTTATTTCTGTGCCAGCATTAGTATTGTTCATATAGAGTATTGCAGTTTTACATTCAAAATCTTTATCGACATGATAATCAGATACATTAGGTTTATTCATATTTATAATCATATTAGCTCTTGCTTCAAAGGCAGCCTTAGCTTTTAGTTTGTCGAGTATCGGTAATATAATTGATTCGTAATAAATTGAAAGCATTTTATTATTGTAAAAAAATGTATGACAAAAAAATCCATGGTCTTTCTTTTCAGCAGTTTGATGTGGTTTAAAAAACCATGCAATGTCAGAACCTTGTAACGTGGTTTGTATAGCTTTAAATAAATCTAAAGGTAAAAAGTTATTTATTATTTTCACAAATAATATCCAATCAGCATCATACAAACACAAACACCAAAAGCTCCAATGATATACCAGTCGTTATCGTTCATGTTACATCTCCTATTTTTAAAGAACAAAGATTGTCTCCTCCAAACGTTCCATTTACAAATGTATTAAATGTTAGACTTTTTCTAGTATCATTTGTGTTATTAGTCTCAGCCAAATGATTAAGAGTTGATGGAAAAATAATTATACCTAAATATTTAGATTGAAGATTAGCAGCTGAACTATTAAAAAAATTATACTCCTTATACTTAAACTCCATATGCTTAGGCTCTCTTAAAAATACTGTTCTATGATGGGCGGGATTTTCACTTACATAGACTACACCACTAAGAATACTATTAGGGTGAGTATGTGGGTGGTGGTTTTTACCTTTCTTATTTACATTCATCCAAGAAGTAGTAATAAATATATTTTGTTTATCTCTATCTAATTTAATAATTTTATCTGCATAAATATCTACACAATCTTGTATTTGCTTTTTTACATTTAACAATTCTTTATTATTCAACAAATAGTAATCAGCTGTGCATTGGACACCAGCAGCTCCTATTCTATCTTGCATTTCAAGATCCCTATTTAAAAATTCTTTTTCTGAATCTGTAAGTTTGAGCATATCATTAAAGATCATTACTACTTGAGGCCACAGCTGTATGATTTGGGTGCTCACTTTGTATCTTCCATTTTTTTTATTTCTAACTCACAATAATGTATAATTTTTTTAAGATCTTTTATTCCGTCCTTCATCAAATACCTACAAGCGTATTTCACAACACAGCCTTGAAAGAACGAGAGATTATTTTTAGATATAAATTCGTATGGTTGAATTTTGTAATTTTTGTAGTGCTTAGGTCCTTTGTCTTGAGGAAAAACATTATCAAATAATTCTTTATTAGTCATCGTTTTCTTGGACATATATTAAATAGTCGGCACCTAATGGGTAGTTATACTTATAATTTGTTCTCAGTAAATGTAAAGACTTTTTTGCTCTGGTGGCCCCAGTGTACCAAACCTTTCTTTCATTTATTTTTCCATCCTTATCTTTGGTATGAAAATTAGCTGGGTAATTACCCTTGCTATATAAAATAACATTATCAGCTTCATCACCCTTCACAGAGTGTATTGTGTCTATAATTATTTTAGGCTCTGCATCTAATTGATGTTGTCCATATCGTCTAAGTAATCTTAAAAAGTTCCGTGTCTGTTGTGGCTTGAAGTTTCTTTTTAGTATCCACCACCAATGTTTCTTTTTAGAATCATCTGGTAGTTCTAATCCACACCATTCTCGTAAACCATTGAAGTCATACATTTTATAATCTGGTTGCTTTAACCAAAACTTATCTGTTCGGTAGTCGGAGTTAGAAAGCTCTCTAATATATTTTAACAAGTTCTGAGTTTCTACTTTATTAATTTCTTTACCATTACTAATCTTAGTCCAAGCCTTTATGGCCTCCCACTGCTTAACGTCAAAACATTTTGTATCTTTATTATCTTTGTAATATAAACCAGC